CACCCCATCCATGGAAGTCCAGGGTATATCCCCGAATGGACTTCCAAACAACCTCCCAACGACGTGCCTACGGTTGCCATGGGAGCAATAGGGGTCAGCACCCCGAACGCCGCGGCGTGGTAATTGACTGACTGCTGTTGGGGAACGTGATGGTCGCAAGGCCGCCGCCGTCCGTCGTGCCGTTGCCACACATCAGGTTGAACCCGACCCCGCTGACCGTCGCGCCCGGCAGGCCGATGAACGATCCCAGCGTTTGGGCAAATTGCCCGAAGTTCACCAGTTGGTTTGTCGTGGTAGCAAAGCGCCCGTATTGCCGAACCGTCGATGACCCTGCCGCCGAAACTATGGACGTTCCATCGGACCAAACCGTAACCGCGTTGCCTTGCAAAATTTCAAGGTTCAACCCGCCGCCCGCGCTTTTGACGAACAGCGAGAAGTTACCGCTGGTGTTGTTGCTGATGAACCAGAAACCATGCACGCCCGCCGGCATCACGTAATTGCGCGTGCCAGTGAGCGCGCCGGTCAGCACATGCGCCATGATTTGCGCATTTGCTGCGCTGACATTGAAGTCCCCGATACCCGACACGTCAACCGGATTGAGAACCCCGCCGATGTTCTTGTCCAACTGGTTGAGGTTCTGGTTGAGATGCGTGCCCCATTGGTTGCGGTCGGCGCCAACCGTGGGAACGACATAGCCCTTGTTCGCGGTGCTGGTCGCCATGGTCAGACATTCCCTGTTGGTGTCGCGTCAGTCGGCGGCGCGGGCGGTGCAAGCTGTGCGGCGGCGTCCAGCGTGGTCTTGTCCTCGTGCTGCCCTTGGGCCGCCTCGCGGTCGGCGGCGCGGTTCACTGTGTCGTGGACCCGATCCATCGTGCGGTGCGCATTGTCCGCTTGCAGCTTTTCCCTGGCGGCGTCCTGCGTCGCGCTGGCGCGCATCTCGGCGGCCTGCAACCGCATTCGCTCGTTGTCGCCGCGGGCGGCAATCTCGGCCATATCGCCCTCGTGCTCGATCTTGGCCTTCTGGAGCGTGGTCGCGTTCTTGCCGGCCGTTTCCTGCGCTCTGATCTGTGCCGCGACGATCTTGGGGTCGGGCGGCGGCGGCGCGGTGTTTGGACCGGGCGCCGGCAGTTCCAGTTCCTCCGGATCGTCCTCGCCCAGCACCATCAGCGCGCGGCGGTAGATCGCGCGGTTGTCCGCGATGCCCTGGAATTGCGGCAGGCCGCCAATGCCCACGATAGCCTGCGCCTTGAGGAACCGATGCACCTGCGACGGCGTGTTGGGATCGGCTGCGGGCGAAAGGTCCGGGCTCATGATCTCCCGCGCCACCTGCCATTTGCGCGCCGGGCTGCGGCGGCCGCGCCAGAGTTCTTCCGGGTCCTCGGCAAACAGCGCGCGGAGCAGTTCAAATTCCTCGGACTGCGATATGTGGTCATCCTTGTGGATCGCGCCCGGCACTTGGCTCACGCTGTCGATGTAGGCCAGCACCGTGCCCACCGGGACGTTGCCGATGCGCTCCCCGACCGGGAGCGTGATCAGGCCCGCGCGGCGCGACACCTGCCCTTCAAACCGATCCAGCAGCGCGGCTTCCTCGGCGCCCGGCGCGCGATACGGCATCGGCATGAGGGCGTCCTTGATCGAGGTCGCGCCCGCGCTGGATACGCCCACGAATTGCCCAGGGGCCGGCCGAATCACGGTCTGCGACTGCCGGTTGGTGCCTTGCAGGAACACGCCGCCGGGGAAGTTGGCAAACAAGGACGCATCGACCATTGCGCGTTGCAGCATGGTCGCGGCCTGGGTCGGGTTGCCCACGATGTGGATCAGGCCGAAGTCATAGAACCCAAGGCCGGGGATGAACCCGTATTTGACATAGCGCGGCTTCACACGATGATCCGGGTCACCCGGTTTCCAGTTGCGGCGGATTTCCAGAATTTCCCGGCTGTCCACGTCGATCGACACGCGATAGGGCAGGGGATAGCCCACGCGCCGGCCATTCTCGTCATAGTCGAGCCGGCCAAGGTCCCCGATCAGGCTCGACGTGGTGCCGCTGCCGAGTTCGCAATGGCACTCGTAGACCAGATGCTCAAAGTCCTGCGGCAGTTGCGGCGCGGCGTTGACGCCTTCCAGTTCCCCAATGCTGCGCTCGGTCTGCGTCACCTGCCCGGTCGGCTGCACCAGGGCCACATCGCGATAGGCGCCGCTGACCTGCATCCGGCGCATCGTGGCTTGGCGCATCCTGATCCGCTCGGTCACGCGCCCCGCACCCGACAGGTGCGAGCAGTCGTTGGACACAATCAGGTCTTGGCCCTTCACTCCGACCGACACAGGCCGGCGCCGCAACGGGCAGCGATACACCTTCCGAAACGCCATGCCGATCAGCGCGCGGTTGAGCAGCATTTGGGAAAAACCGGGGTAGTATTCCCGGTCGGTCACGGTCAGGTAGTGGTTCAGGTCCTTTTGCAGCGCGTCTGCCAGCGCGTCATCCGCACCCCATTCGTCGTCTTGGTTCGACCCGGCCGCGATGCCGGTTTCGTCCGGTTGCTCGGGGGCCAGGCCGCCCGGCTGCGGCGCGTCTTTCTTGACCGGCAGCGTTGGCACGTCGTGGTGCGCCACCTTGACCGGGCCACCAGCGGGCAGCAGTTCCGCGCGGGCCACGGACCAAACCTTGATCAGCGCCTCTAGCAGCGTGGTCGCAATGGTCTTGCACACCGTGCCATCGGCGGTCGGCTCGGCGCTCGGGTCGTTCAACTTGATCCCGAGGTAATCGGCGGCACGGTTGGCGGTTTCTTCCCACTCGGCGCGGGACTGCAAATCGGCGTCAATGCCATCGAGCAGGTAGGACGCAATCGAGGCCAGGGCCATGTCATCCATGCCATCGGCCAGGTTCCGGTCAAACCGATCCGGTCCGGGCGGTGCGTCGTCCTCGTCGCCCGCGATGCCGATGGTGATCAGAGTATCGCCGTTGCCCAGGACGGATTGCGATTCCGGGTCGGTTTCAATTTCGATGGTGTTGCCCGTCACCGGCGCGCGACGCGGCAGGTCGATGATATCCGCGGTTGGGCGCGCTGATCCGCTCATGGCGTTGTCCTGCCGCTCCGCGCCGCCGGCCCGGCGCCACGATGGCATTGGAATTGCGGCGCTCGCCGGCCCGGCTGACACCACGCGGCGGCACCATACGGCGGCGGGGACCGCAACGGCAAGGAAAGGCTACGAGACGGGGCCGGTGCTGTAGGGCACGCAGCGCCAGTAGACAGTCGTTTGAGAGCGTAAAACGGTCATCAGCCGCCCTTGTTCGTCGCGCACCTCGGCCATAGCGGGAACACCCGGATCGATCCTCGCAAAGAAATTCCAACCAGATTGGCCATTGGGGACCATCTCCCAACGCCCTGCACAAGTTGGCGCATGAATGACCAGCACAGACGCTACCGTAATCCCCACCGCGCTCATGCCCGGCCCCGGCGGCGCACACGGCGCGGCGACAACGGCGGCGGAGGCTCATGCCCGATTTTCTTGCGGACCGCCTCGTGGCACGCTTCCAGCCCACCTTGGCGGTAAAACGTGTTCCCAACCCATGCCGGCATCCCGCGCGGGCAGTCGTTCAGGAATTGCCGCAGATCATCTGGCAGGCGGTCAAATAGCGCCATCTCGTTCGCGGCAAGGTTATCGGGTGGTGGCTTCATCGGGCGGCCTTCCGGGTTCCTTCACCGCCCCTTTATACGCCAAAACGCCCCAGGCTTGACACCCAGGGCGTTCATGGCCGAATGTGTCGGCGTTGCGGCGGCGGGTTGCGAGCCCGATCGACGCGGATGAAGGTGTCTGTGGAGCCACCCCATCCATGGAAGTCCAGGGTATATCCCCGAATGGACTTCCAAACAACCTCCCCACGACGTGCCTACGGTTGCCATGGGAGCAATAGGGGTCAGCACCCCGAACGCCGCGGCGTGGTAATTGACTGACTGCTGCCACCGAGAGAAGACCCACAGGCAGCCGGGAGGGGGGGCGGCTATCGCTTCTGCATATCCGGGGTCCGTCGTCGCGACGAATGTGCAGACCCGGCATTGGGGGCGACGCCCTTATGACCGGTGCAAACCTTCCTCTCCCCAGGCACGCCCAGCAATGGGTTGGAGCCACGCAGGACTTTGCGGCCGCCTCATGCGGTTTTCGCAATGACCTGTGGGGGAGGGGGGTTATTACACCTCTACTTCGTAGAGGGACTCATATCCTTTCTGTATATCAAACGATTGGTTTGAAGGAAGTAAGAAGATGGTAGATAGAACCTTACTAAATCCGCGCGCGACGAAAAAATCCTGCGCTGTGCTGCAACGGATCGCGCCTGACGACGATCCCGGCGAAGCGCCGCCGCCCGTCGACACCGACGACGCCATATCGGCCTACCTCTGCGGCATGATGGGCATGAGAACCTGATCACGTCATTGTGATGAAACCCGGACGATCGGAATAGTTACGCTGCCTCGATCACATGGAGGATAGACGCAATGCGATGGGTGACAAATTGCCCTGAGAGCCAAGTGGCGCGGTATGTCGAGGTGCTGGGGCACAACGGGACGAAAGGCCTGGTCGTGGGCGAACCGCGTCCTGGCACCGATAAGACCGCCGAGGAATTGAAAGCGCTGGGGTTCGTCGGGCTGTATGCCCTGGACGGTGCGGCATGACCATCATCAGGGTAATCGACTTTGAGACGACCGGCACAGCCCCGCCGGAAGCCAAGGTGTGCGAAGTCGGGATATGCGACCTTCACCTTGAAACGGGCAGCATTCATAAGCCGACCGCATGGCTTTGTGGTGTGGATACGATGCCGCCCGAGGTCCGCGCGGTGCATCACATATCGCTGGCCGATTGTGCCCCATTCGCCCACTTTGATCCCGATGTGATGTTCACCACGCCATGCGATGCCGTCGCGGCGCACAACGCCGCTTTCGAGGCGCAGTTCTTTACCCCGCCGTGCCCTTTGATCTGCACCTACAAGGCCGCGCTCCGCGTCTGGCCGGACGCGCCGGGCCATAGCAACGGCGTGCTGCGCTACTGGCTGGAAGACCAAGGCAAGATCACCCTTCACCATCCGACCACGCAGCCGGCTCACCGGGCCGGCCCCGATGCCTATGTCACGGCGCATATTCTGCGTGCGCTGTTCAACACTGGCGCAACGGGCCGAGAAATGGTCGCGTGGGGCAAGGAGCCGGCGTTGCTCCCAAAGTGCCCGCTCGGAAAATTCCGCGGCAAGCCGTGGCGGGAAGTGGACGGCGGCTTTCTGGAATGGATGCTCCGACAGCCTGACATGGACTCTGATTTGAAATGGAACGCGCGCCGGGAGCTTGACGCACGATGACCGCCCTTGAGTTCGGCGCCATGGCCGTCCTGCTGATCGCCTCGTGGTGCAACAACACCGTCCTGGCGGTCACGATCCTGGCCATCCAGTATGCCCTCGCCGGCTATGGCGCCTGGCGGTGGTTCACCAAATCGTGATGCGGATCACGGGTCCGTGATGCGAGCGGGTGCGACCGCGGGCGGTATGCTGCGGGCGCAACGAAGGAGGCAATCATGCGATGGGTGGTCAACTGCCACCGGGACCACGCGGCCCGATATGTCCGGGTTTTGAGCGTGACGCAGGGCCGGAAATACCTTGCTAGTCCGCCCGCTGGTTACGTGCTTGAGGATGTGCTGACCCTGCAATCGATGGGTATCGTGGGCATCTATGCAACGAGGACGCTGGCATGACCTACACCGACCCTGGACCGCCCGAGCGCGGCGCACTGTCCCCAGCACCGCGGTTCGGCGGCCGCCCAAGGTTCGTGTTCGACGTGACCGATAGCGTCGTGTCGTGGGGACTGACCTCGGACCGCACCAAGGCCGTCGATACGCCGTTGGGCGACTTCAAAACGTGGATGTTCATCGCCCGGCCTATTCGCTGGCCAGGGCCTTACCTTGAGGGGGATCGGACGTGACCGACGAATGCCGCCCGGCTGCGGGTGCTGCGGATGGCAGCCTGCATTGGCTGAAGCCGGCCAACCACGCCGCACAGATATGGTGGTGGGAAGCAGGCGAATGGCGCGACAGGATTGGCTATGCGCGCTCGCCGCAGGTTCAGGCGATGTGGGGCTTTACCTACCACCTCCCCGCATCCCCCGACGACGCGACCGAGCGCGCGAGGTTGGAGCGGGAGAACGCGCGGTTGCGGGAGGCGTTGGACATTGCGTGCGAGGGACTGCTGATCGTTTCGGGACAGCGCCAGTGCATTGACAATCTGTTGAGCCATGAAGCCGTTGCGTTGGAAGCGTTGCGGCTGATCGAGGGACCGAACAATGACCGCTGACCCCGCCACCCTGCGCGCCATCGCCGCCCGCGTGATGGGCATGAGAACCTGATCACGTCATTGTGATGAAACCCGGACGATCGGAATAGTTACGCTGCCTCGATCACATGGAGGATCGACGCAATGCGATGGGTGACAAATTGCCCTGAGAGCCAAGTGGCGCGGTATGTCGAGGTGCTGGGGCACAACGGGACGAAAGGCCTGGTCGTGGGCGAACCGCGTCCTGGCACCGATAAGA